TTGACTTCATCTGTATATAAACCGATAGTTGTAAGATCACAATTGCAACCACTTATAGTTTTAAAATCTACAACAAGTTTATTACCTAAAACATTTTCTAACGCTCCAACGTCGGCACCTTCTGATTTACTTACTTGTATATTAACTCCTTCACGATATTCACCATTTGGTAAAAGCCTGGCATCCAGGTCTTTATTCATTTTGGATTTAATAAAAGCATTTTTTACTTCTGCCATTTAATTTAGAATTTAAGCCATTTAGATTTACCTCTCATAATCTGAACAAACTCATTAGATTTTAAATTAGATAATCTTATTTTTGCGTTTCTTAGTTTTGCACTTTTTTCTTGTTTAAGTCTTCTTATTATATATTCAGGTTGATTTATTCTGCTAGCTAAAATAGCATGACTTAAATAAGCATAAACAGCTTCTTCAGCTAACTTAGGTACTCGCATATCTTCTTCATATGCTAAACCATCTGATACATATTCTAATACTATAATTTTATCTTTTAAATCACTAGAAAAAGCAAATGTACCATTACGATCATTAATTGTAAAAGTACCATTTATTTGTGATGTTTCAGGTTGTAAACCATATCTTTGGCCATAACCATAAAACCAGTTACCATACCAACCATATAATCCATCAGCTACAAGTCTACCTGTTATATCATCTCTTATTTCTTGTAATATTTCAGTGTTTTGTTCTTTATATCTTTTTTCTGTTATAGATGTACCAGTTAAGTTTTGTCCTTCGTTGTCTTGTGTTGCTATACCTTGAGCATCTTGTATAGGTTTAGTATAAGGGTTAGTAGTTAAAGTTGTTGGATAAATAATATGTGTTATACCTATATCATCAACCCATGATAAATTTACATAATTAACATAATCTTGTGGTATTGGCACGTTTAAACTAGGAGGTATAGTTAATTCTTGAGATTTTATACTTCTTAATGTATCATAGCTAAACTCTTGTAAAGCTCTTTTAGTGTGAAATATTACATCGGTTCTTTTTACACTAGGTATAAGTTTACCAGCACCTACATATGCGACTAAAAAATTATTAACTAAGTCTTGTACTTTAATATATGAATAGCTATTATAATTATGTTGTGTTGTTTTACCAAAAGCATCTCTATCACCATATTCACCACCTGTTTCTGTTAACAACTGTACAACAACAAAAGTACCAGCTGCTTGAGCAGGTAATGTAAATACATTATCTAATACAGTATAGGTTGTAGTGTATTCTGTAAATGTACCAGGGTTACCATTAGCACTAGTATATATTCTAAAATTATTTTTATTATAATTTTCAGATGTAGGATCTGAACTACCAAAAGTAATTTTTGTATTAAATGTAGTGGTAAATGTTGTTTGATCTGTTGTAGCAATGAACATTTGAGCACCTGCATAATATTGCGAATTAGACTCAGTAATTAAACCGCCATTTGGTTGCGCCATAATTTATATTTTTTCGTTTTGTTCATTAATAGCAACTTGTTGAGCTGCATCTTGTACTATTTGTGGATCTCTAATTATTACACCTGCATATTTTAATATTTGTAATATAAGGTTTGTTTGCTCTGATATATGTAAATCAAAATCAATAGAACCTGTTGGCATTGTATTAGCATCATAAAGATTTGAATTATATAAATATTGTCCTAATGTACCAACAGTAAAGCCCCAAATTGGACTTACAGGTTTTCTAACATATTCTACTTGTATGTCACCAGCTGTAACTATTGTATCTGGTTTAACATATAGTTTAAAGTTTTCGAATAAATATATTGGAAAAGTTGTTGAGGGTTTTGTAAGAAGAGATTTGTTTACTTGATAGAACTCTGCTCTATCAACACGTTGTATTTCAGTTTGGTTTTTATATAAAACCGTACCTAATCTATAAAATATTACCTCTTGGCCATATGCATCTAAACCTGGAAGTGTCCAGTAAGAAAGTGTTTTACCTGTACTAGATGGTGTAATTGATGTAAAAGCAGCATCACCAAAAGTTTTAAATATAGCTAATTTTTCATCAAGATTTTTAACTCTATCAGCATAATCAGTATCAGTTTGTGGAACTCTTATTTGCTGATTCATATCTTCAAAATATTTTTCAAATATTTCTAATTGCACTTGAGTTCCTAGACTATTAAACTCAGAAGGAGTTATATAACCTCTTTGTTCTTTATTTAATATAAGTAAAACAGTTTGATATACCGTGTTTACGTTTATAGCCATGTGTATTTTTTATTATAATAAAGGAGGCACTTGGCCTCCCTTATTAGTATTACATATTAAGAAAGTTTTTTCTCTATAGACTTAAAAATTTCTAATCCTTCATCAGTCTTAAAGAATTGAGCCATTGCAGAATATGGATGTTCATCAAACGGTACTGTCATTAATTTTTTACCATTTGAAGCCCACATAAATGTTCTTTGATCAGAACTTAGTTTTATTATTCCAGCTTCTGTAGCTTTTATTGCAAAGTTTCGTAATTGTACATTTTCATCATTTGCTAGATCTAAGAATAGTTTTGCATTTTTCTTAGCAAATACAAGTAAATCTCTTTTTATTTCCTTAGAACTCATCTCTGATACCTTAGAACCTAATTCTACTCTTAATATTGCTTCAGCTTGATCAATATCTATGTTTCTAGCCATATTTAAAGCATCTATTTCAAGTTCTAAATCTAAAAGCTCGTCTTGTGCAATTACAACTTCATCTAATTCTTTATATCTTTTATCTTTTAATGGATGATATAAAGATAATATTTTTTGTAAAGCTTGATTTTGTTGTTTTACATATAATGATCCATCTCTAAATACTATATGTCCTAAAGTTGCTTCACCTTTTTGTTCATCTTTAAACGGAGAGTTTTGATTTGTTGCATATCTTATTTCTCTCTGTTCTTGTGTTTTTTCATCGTACCACAAAAGAGGGTGTCTTGTTGTGTGTTTAGATGGTATTTTATATGTTAATGGACTATTAGGCCCAGTTAATATATATGTTCTATCTTTTATTTCCCAGCTTGGTGCTGAAATTGTTTTTTCTTTTTTTGCCATGATATAATATAATTAAATAATTAATGTAAAGACAAGGGCACCATTAAGATGCCCTATCTTTACTAAAAAAATTAAACTCCTTTGAATAATACAAAGTTGTTTGCAGCTTGAGTTACTAAACATCTTTCTGATAGGAAGTTGACTTCCATAGCATCAAGATTAGAAGTGTAAGCACCTCCTGCTGAACCAGTTAACCAAGACTTCATTCGTCTGTCTTCTGTTTGAGAAGCTCTATATCTGACGTGTAAGAATGGTCTTCTAATATTTGTACCTAAAATTTGATCGTATACAGTTGATGTACCTGCTGGTATTAAAACTCCTTCAATAGACTGAGTACCATCAATAGCACCTCTTGTAGAAGCGTCATTTAAGTATTTCCAGTCAGTTTTGTAGAAGTCATATGAACCTCTTCTAAAACCACTAAAACCTAAGTTTAAAGCCATTTCTTCAGAGTTTTCAAATAAACCGTAAGCAGTACCACCACCTTGACCGATAGATATGTTTGACAACATATTATCAAATTCTAGTGCAGTTGATCTTTGTAAGAACAACATATTTTCTTCAATAGCACCTTGAGTGTCTAAGTTTTTAAGTATTGCATCAAAGTCATCTAGACCAGAAGCTCCAGAAAAACCTACTTCAACATTACCTCTTGATGAGATAGCAGCAAAAAGACCTTCAGTACCTTTAAAACCTGAAGCAGCAGCGTTATTTCCAGCGGCCGCAGCAGCGATCTCACCTTCAACACATACCATTTCTAGGTAATCTTCAAATCTTAATCTTGTTTCAGATTCAGCTTTTAAGTACCATAAATAACCTGTAGTACCATCTTCAGTAGTTACTTCAACCCAACCAATTTGAGCCATATCAGAACCATTTATTGTATAAACATTTCTAATTATAATTGGTGAATTGTTGTACTGTTGAAAAGAAGGTGTAATAGTTACTTGTGGTTGAACAGTATTATTTAAGTTGTTAAGACCAGCGCCTGCATTAGATGTAGAAGCACCTTTAACAAATTCTGAACCATAAACAAATATTTTTACTGACGTACCTAAGCCACTAAGATCTGTAGTTAAATAAGGAGCAACAGTCACTGCACCTGTAGTAGTGTTAGATGCTGTTACAACACATTTAGCTTCATTACCAGCATCGTCTAAAACTACAATAGTTTGTCCGGGAGATATTACATTTCTTGTAACACCTGGAGCTGTAGCAGCTGGTACTGTAATTATAGATGGGTTAGCCTGGTCGTTAACACAATTATCATATGCTATATGTAATCTGTTTTGCTCTGACCAAACAACTTGATCTGAAGTCAGAGGCATTTCAGCACCTACCATACGTAAAAAACCAGAAAGAGTTCTGTTTCCATATCTTTCTACTTCTTGTTCGTATATTTCAGGTAGATATTGCTGAGCAAAATCATTATTACCATCTGTAAAAGATAGGTAATTGCTGGCTAATAGCTGCTGATTAGGAGCAGGAACTATTGAGCCAAACTGTGGAGTTAAAATTCCCATAATTTATTTTCAATTTTTAATTAAACGTTCTTTTTTTTATTTTCAATTTTGAAGAATCAAGACCACTAACTGCTTTTACTTTTAAACCACCTATAAATACTTCTCCAGATGCTGTTTTACGAGGTTCTGTACTAATATTTTTAGATTTTGCTAATTGTTCTTTTATTGCATCAGTTTTACCTTGCTCATAAAAGTGATTAGCTATAGTATCAACATTTTGTGCTGCATATAAAGCTTTGTGATAACCAGCTGTGTCTTCAATTTCTCCACTTTTGCCTAGAAACTTTCCGACAAAATTAGATAAGTCACTTTGGTTATTTGCAACAGATGAAGGATCTTTTATTCCATATCTAAACTTTTTATCTCCTAATTTAAAATCAAAACCTTTGAATTCTGGGTTAAGCATTTGTTTAGTATTAGATACAAATCTTTCATGTCTAGCTTTTTGCTGTTCTCTATCTTCGTTATAGCGATTAAAAAAGTCTATTGCTTTTTGTTGTTCTTGTGTTACGCCAGGCCTCAACTTGATTTCTGCGTAATAATCTTTTTTAAGACCATCTAAAAAACTTTTAGCTTTTGCTATTTCTTCCTTGTAAGCGAGTTTTTTCTTTTTAATATCTCGCTCTTCATCGACCTCTTCATCATACTTAAAAGTATCTTCAATTATAAAATTAACTTCTTCAGCATTTAAATGAGGTTTTGCTTGCTTGTAATATTCATGTAATAATGCTTCATCATTTACTTTACTATAATCAGCATTAAGTCTGGCATAATCTTCAATTGATCCACCAGTTTCTTCCATAAATTTTACTAATTTTTCTATGTTTTCAGGTAGCTTTTGTGCTTCTGCTTCCTGTAATACTTCTTTTTGTTCCGATGTGGTAGTGGTAGTTTCATTGCTTCCTGCCACTCCTGCCTTGTTAGAATTATCTTCTTCATCTGTAATTTCTTGTAAAGGTGAATCAGTTTCTATTTTTTCTTCTGACTCTTTATCTTTAACATCGTCGCTGGACTCTTGTATTTGTTCGTCCACCTTAGGGCTATCTCCGGTTTGTTCGCCCACATCCACTTTCTCTGTTTCTCCGATTGAAATGGCATCTTTTTCTTCTTTTTTACTTAAATCTACTTTTGTTACTGTAGGTTTTTGTTTTTCTTGTGACAAAACTTTAGCTTTTTTAACTTTAAAACTACCTTCTGTTTTAACTTCTTCTACAGGTTTTGCCTCTATTTTTGTTTCTTCTTTTACTTCTTCAACTTTTTTCGTTTCTTTTTTTGACATAATAAAATAATATAAAATTAATAATAAATTATCTTGGGGTAAATTGTTCTAACCCAAAACCATCAAGACTATCGTTATCTGATTCAAAATTTTTAGGTAATAAATCATTTTGTCTTTGACTAATAAGTTCACTTTGTTGTGTTCCTTGTATTTTTACTCTTTTATCTTTACGATCTTCGATAGCTGCTTCTTTTTGTTGTTGTGCTTTAGCTTGTACTTCAGCTAATTGAATATCATAATTAAACTCTTCAGCCATTAATTGTTTTTTAATTAACGCTTCTTGTTCCATTTTTTGTATTTCAAATTGAGATTTAGCTTGTTCTATTTGTATTTCAGTTTCAGCTAAAGCTTGTTGTTTTTGTACTTCAGCAAGAGCTGCTTTTTCAGCAGACTCTGCATTAGCTTGAGCTTGAACTTGAATGTTTTCTAATTGTTGTGCTCTATCTTTTTCCTGCTTTTTCTTTTGTCTTAATTTTAAACTTTGATTAGCAAGTTTACTATTTTTAATTTGTCTTAAATCTATAGCATCTTCTAAACCTATATTTCCAGCTTGCAAAGCTATTTGTATGTTTTGTTCTAATGCAGCTTTATCTTCTTCTTCTGGTTCAAGTTCTAAATAAATACCAAAATCATGCATACTTAATTTTTGTATTTCTGATAAGGTATTTGTATTAAAAGTATTTATACTAGATAATAAACTTTGTCTTGTTAAAGGAAAGTTTAACATATCCGCTACTCTTAAGCTTATATTTTCACAAGTTCTTACAGTTAAATACATTAAAGACTGTAGTATATGTCTTGTAGCAGTATTAGAGTTTGCTGCTGCTAATTTTTGTAATCCAACTAAAGCATCTTTTGCTGGTGTTGTTCCATCTCTTGCTTCATTTAAACCGGTTACATCACGTATCATTTGTAAATAATATTGATATGTTTGTATCATAGCTGATATTTTACCCATACCATTTGAAGTTTGTAACTCTTGAACAGGTACTTTACCTCTATTTATTTCACCATCTTGAGTTAGTGATCTACCAACAATACTACCAGTTTGAAAATACATATTTAATGCCTCGGCTGGATTATAATTTGTACCGTTACCTAAATCAACTTCTGCTAAACCATCTACATCTAAATATACACCATCAGGTACCATTCTTGATAACACTTGTTGTAATTTTAAATGCGTAAGTTGAATCATATCTGCAAAACCTATTGTTTTACTTACAACAGACTCTATTCTACCTTGATACATTCTAGGAGCAGATATAATATAATTCATATTTACTTTTGTTGTATCGCCAAAAGGTCTAGTCATATTTTCACTTAATCTCCAATCTAATAAGTTTTTACCTAAACCTAAAACTTTTGCACCTGTATATAAAACTTCTATTGATCTACCAACTCTTTCAAAATTATCATTAGGTGGAGGATCAAAAGTATCTGGTTTTTCTAATGTTTTTTCTAAACCTTGATCTGTTTGTTTTATTTTAAATACTTGATCATGATATGTTTTATATTCAAAATATAAAACTTGAACTTGATCTTTAGTGCTTTGTCCCCACCACGTATTATCAGTGTATGAGTTTCTACCCGGATATTTTTGTATTTCTTCTAATTCTTTATCACTTAAATAAGGAAACTGTCTTTTAACTTCAGACAAAGACATGTTTTTTACTTCACCTACATAATATATATCTTCAAAGTTTGGATCATCAGTATAAGAATATACAATGTTTGCAGGATTTACATAATCAACTGTTACACCTTCTGATAAATTAAAATTAGTTTTTACACAACCTATTCCTAAAATAGTTAAATCTTGTGCTAATCTTTTTTTAGTTTCATCATATTTATTAAAATCAAGTATATTATTAATAACTTCTTCTTCAGCTATTTCAACACTTTGTTTATATTTTAATTGTAAATATAATTCTAATTCTTCCGGATCATCTGGTAATGCTTCTGGGTTAGGTGAGTTATAAAAACTTTTACCAGTTAATTGAGCTAATTGTTGTATAGCCTCTTTATTTTGTATATCTCTTAAAGCATTAAAAGCAAAATTAGTTCTTTCTTGTATAGCAAAAGGATCTTGAGCATAAGATTTTATTTCATATCCTTTATCTGTCATGCCATTAACTACTATATCTACAAATTTAGATAATATAGGAACAGGTTTCCAGTCTAAATTTAAGTAAGATAAATCACCATTAATAGCTAATTCATCTTTGTATTTTTGAACAGGTTGTTCTCCTCTAGCATATAATCTTAATCTGTTAAAATTTTGAAAATTACTAAGAAATCTATTCTGACCACTACTATTTTTAAACCACTCACCTTCAATAGCTTGTGCTACCTGTAAACCATATTCTCTAGACTTTTTCACTTCTTCAGGTACCACCTGATCAGGAAAAGCACTATTATAGTTAATGTTAACCATCTAATTTAGTATTTTTGAATTTACTCCTTTATTATCATATTTTTTGAAACCTAAAGGTACAGTTGTTAATTTTCTTTCAGCAACAGGTCTATATCTATTTTTATTACAAGCCATAATAGCAAGACCAGAACTTATAGAAGCATCGTGTGATGTTCTATTATTAATGTTAAATTGTGCCCAGTCTTCTAATGTACGTTGAAAATACATATCACCGTAGTTTTCACCATCAAATCCTATAAAATTTTCTATATAATCTTCTATAGCAGCTGCATGAGCTTGTTTTATATCTTCACTAGAATTAGGTATTCCACCTATTTCTCTTTCTGTTACAGACAATTTATTATATATTTTATCAGGTCTATTCATTGAATAACCTCTATAACCTCTACGTTTTAAATAATATAAAAGTCTAGGTTTGTTATTTTCTGCAAGTATAGGCATACCGTAAAATACAATTGCCATTAAAACATCTTCAAAAAATATTTCTGCAGTTTGTGGTCTAGCTATATACTCTAAAAAAAATGTATTAGGCGGAACATCCGCCATTGTAAACTTAGTTAAACCATGTAAAGATCCTTTAGATCCTCTACCGTCAACAGTTCCTGATATATCATATGGATCACAACCAAAAGCACCACAGTCTTCATTAGCTGGATATTTTATACCATTTTTAACTATATATCTATTTTGTAAATTAATAGGTGGTGTCCATGAAATAAAAAATCTACCACTGTTATTAGGAACAAATATAACTCTAGTATCTTTAATCCCACTTTCCCATTGAAAATTACCTTGTGTAATTGCTGTAGAGTGTTTTAAATCTTCATTATAATCTATTTGTTCATAAATTTTTGCAAGATTAAATAAAGATTCTTTAGCTTCATCTCTAAAAGCATGTTTTTCTGTTCTTGGAAATTGTCTATATAATTCGTTTAAACCGTCTTGATCATCTTTTAAACCTTCAACTTCGTTTTCCCAGTGTGATATAACCCCGATCTCAATTGTTGTTCCATCGATGCTTTTAACTGGTTTTTCTGGTGTGTCGAATACAGGAAAGCCATAAGTATCGATGTATCCTTCGTAGTTCCATTCCATAGGTATGAACAAAGAATATAATCCTGAACCAGTCTGTCCGTTGCGGTTTCTTTTTGTAACGTCTGAAGCATCATATAGTTTTTTAAAATTAGCACCACCTTTATCTAAAGCATTAGAGGTAGAACCCATCATACATTTACCTACAATCCTACTTCCAAGTCTTAACGTTGTCTTCGTGACCCTCCAGTTGTTGAGGATGTTGTCCGGTCTCTCCCATTTACCCGACTCATCATGGGCGAGTAACCTGAGTTTCTCCCCGTCGTAGGAGTTGTCACCGGTATTCTTCCAGTCAATGGTAGTATCGAGCCCGATGAGTTCCTCGGGGGTGTCGTTCTGCTCGATCTTACGGCGGGTGAACTTCGATGCCGGTACCCTGTATGCCAACTCAGTCTTTGGCCTGTCCATACCGTCTTGAATTGG